TGGTGTTGGACATGGTGTTCATTGGGTGGTCTCCTTAAACGGTGGCTGCGGGTTTGCCGGTGAGCTTGGCAACGGCGCTCATGAGGGCTTTACCGGCGCCTTGGGGCTCGCCCTTGCCTGCTTCGCCCATGGCCTTGGCGGTGGACTGGCTGGCAAACAGGTTGCGGCCCTGCGCGGCCTGCTTGTGCGCCTGGTGCACAGCGCGCAGATCGGCGCTGAAGGTAGCAAAGGCTTCGTCGGGCATGGCCATGTAGGGCTTGGCGGCATCGCCTGCGGGCACGTCGCGTCCGATCTCGCCCATCAGGGCGGAAAGGTCAGCGGTGCGCCGCGCAACGCGCTGCGCTTCAATGGTGGCCTGCATTTCTGCGACCTGGGTTTGTAGCCCGGTAATGAGGGCTTCGTCTTCGGGGGTGCGTGCCATGGCGGGTGTCTCCTCGGGGCTACGTGTGGTTGGGAATTGGATGGACAGGGTCTGCCCTGCCCGTGTGTTGGGGTCTGCGCCCACGGCGACAAACGAGACTTCGCGCAGCAAGGGCTGCTCGAACACGCCTTTGACGGTGAGACTTTGGCCGTTGACGGCGATGGGCTGGGACACTTCGCGCAGGTTCGCGGACATGCCCACGCTCATTTGCAGGGGGAAGCCTTCAGCCATCAGGGCGGCGATGCTTTTTCCGGCCTCGGTGGTCTGGGTGAGTTCACCTTCAATGTGCAGGCTGACCAGCCCGGCGGGGTCGGTGTGGGTGCGGATGCGACCCTTACCCGCCAGGGATTCAATGCGGGTGTCGTGATCCACCAACACGGGGAGCTGGTCGCCCTGCGCGTTTTGCAAGGTGGAGAGGTCTATGGCCACGTCGCCCAGCCAGCCATAACTGGGAACGATTCCGCCGGAGTAGGCCACGCCGGAAAAGCGCACAGGCTTGCCCGCTTCGGGCGCGGCGCTGGGCTGCACGCTGAAGGTGAGCGTGTGCAGGCCGGTGGTGGGGGCGGATTGCTTGGGGTGATTCATGCCCGCGCATGGTGGCGGGGCTTGGGCGTGGCGTCGGGGTGACGCGGTTCAGCGGGTGGGCAGTTGCCTATTTTGCGTGGGCAGTTGCCCCTATTGTGGTTACAGGTGTGGTGGCCTAGGCGGTATCCACCCGGATTGGCGCGGAGGACGGGGTTTGCGCGCAAACATCATGCACAGCAAGGCTAGCAGCCTGTGCATGGCGGCTCAGTCTTTAGGATCGAGCCAGAAGCCCACGGCGGCCTCGCCGCTGGCGTCGGTGTCGTGCAGCCACTTGAGTTCGCGCAGCGCGGACAGGATGCCGCCACCGTCGGCAAAGCGGGTGTTGCAGTTGAAACATTGGGCGGGCGCCTCGCGGGCGGTGACGGGGAGCATGATTTCAACGCCGCATTTCTTGCAGCACACGCGCAGGCCTTTGATGCGGGCGGCGGGTATGGGGGTGTAGTCGGGCATGGTGGGCTCCTAAACGCAATGGCCTGAGCGGGTTTCGTTTAACGGGAAATGGAGGTAGTTTTGTTTCGTTTTGCGGGTTGGCATGGTTTCTCCTACAATGCGCCTGTTAGTTGGTGGCGATGTACCTGCAGGCCTACCAGAACCAACCACAAACCCGGGCGTGCAGGCGTGCCGGGTTTTTCATTGCCTGCGCCATATCGGCACACCATCGCTGCTGTAAGCTTCCCAAAGCTCTGGCCGTAATTTGTAGGCCGTCCACCCGTCCCACGATCTACCCGTCCATTTGAACGAAACAACGGTATGGTGCAATTCGCCACCAATCACGTACCGCCCAAAAATGGATAGAACATCCGGCGCATTGGTGGTTGCACCTTCTATCCACTGCACAGTAGCGGGGTCTGCCATGGTGTCAGCAAATGCAAGCATATAGCCTGCACGCTGGTTCTTTGTTATTTTCCAATTTCCGCCCTGCTTCAAAAACAGCGACTTGTCAGGGGTCAATACCACACCAATGCTATCTGTCCACCGAGAAACGCGATCCGCGTCATAGGCCTGTTCAAACAGGCGCTCCAGTGCGTGTTGCTTGTAGTGCGATGGGTCTATCAGCAGGTCGCGCGGCATCGGCTTGGGCTCGGGTAATGGCATTGCCTGATACTCTGCGGCCCTCGCCCTGAATAGCTGAATCATTCCTGCAGGAAGGCATTGAATCCGTGGGCCGATATGCTTTTTTGCAAATGACGCATCGGCATTGATGCTACAGGAATCCATGCGCTCGCGCACCAGCCGCCCCAACGTCTTGCCCCACTCCCTCGGGTCTGCACCCCACCCCGGATCCGCCTGCCCCTCCGCCGGTACATGCTGCGTAGCGCCCCCGCGTTCCTGCGCCTCTTTGCGCGAGATTTGCCGGATCGAGCAGCGGCAGCGGTGCCCCAGCGGCGGGGAGTGCGTCTTCCACCACGCATCGCCCACGGGCTTGATGACGCCATCGAGCGCCAGGTGGCTGGGGCGGGTGCGGCTGTCGTTGATGCTGTCGTACATCAGGTAGGGCAACACGTCCGCGTTTTCCTCGAAGCTGCGCCAGTGCCCGGCCATGTAGGCGGTCTGCACCGCGTTGCGGTAGATGGTATCCAGCCGGTGCGCGGGCAGGTTCCAATCCTGCGTTTTGGCCCACTTTTTGAACTCGGCAAAGGTACTGCCCTGCGCCTGCATAGCGGCGAACTTGTCGGCGACAAGCTGGATCTGGTCGAGGCGCGCAAGGCCGCTGACGGTGTAGGCCTGGGCGCGCTTGTTTGCGGGCAGGCGGTAGTAATCGGCGGGCAGCATCACGCCCAGGGCGCGCGCGCGTGCCATCGTCACGTCGGCGGGTTCGTCAAACGGCAGGGAGAATGCGTCTCGGTTGCCCATGGCTCTACAAAAGCGGCGGCGTGGCGATCACTGTTGCGGCGCGGCCTGTTGCTGTTGCTGCGCGTCCTGAGGCCGGGCCTTGAACGCCTGCCCGTAACCGATCACGTCCGCAGCGAACAGGGCGCGCTCGAAGGTCTGGCGGAACTGCCGGTCATCGGCATCGAACAGGGCCACGGATAGGCGCTCATAGAGGTCGTCCGCGTCCTTGGCTTGCCGGATCGCGCTGGCAATGGCTGCGTGGGCGATGGGGCTGGGCAACTGGGGCAAGGTGCGCGCTACCTCATCCTCAATCGCTTGCTGATCGGCGGTGAACTGTGGGCGCGGTGCGTGTCCGCTGCCGTCCACCAACTGCACCAGGCCACGCGGGGCGGTGTCTGCTATCTGTTTAGTAGCAGGCTGTGCAGTGGATTCGAGGGCGGGAGGCGTATTTTGCTGTATTTCCGGAATGATGAAGTCGCTTTCTTCCAGGCCGTACTTTTCGCGCACGTATTCGGCGGTAAAGCGCACCATGCCCGCTTCGACCAGGATCTTGTCGCGGTTGGCTCGGTCCATTTCCAGCCCGGTGCCGTCTTCCATGACGAAAGTGCCCAGGGCCATGCCGTTCAGGATGCACAGTCGCTCCACCACGTTCTGGATGGTGAGGCTGACCATGCGCACGTCGCTGCGCTTCTTTTCCTCGCGCACTTCGTTGTGCACTTGCCCCAGGGCGCGGTTGCCGCTGCCACCGTCGGTGCCGCTGGTGAGGGTCTGGCCCAGGATGAGGCGCTGGATGCGGCGCTGGCAAGCTGTCTCGAACTCGGTGAACTTGTTGGGGCTGTTGCCGGGGGTGTCCAGCGTGGCTACTTCGTCCACGTCGTTGACAGCCATGACCGGGCCGCTGGTGACGGTGCGCAGCAGGTCTACCAGCGCTTGCTTTTCACCCTGGGTTTTGCCGTAGACCAGCGGCGTTGCTGCAGACTCCATGAACTTGGCCCACATGCGCCAGCCGTGACTGCGAAAGAACCAGGGCCAATAGGCTTTGGCAAGGAGCGCGTCCCCCATGGGCTTGCGCAAGCTCGCGGCGTGCGCGGTGGCGATGAAGCGCAGCGGCTCGGCCTCCGTGTTGTCGTCGCGCCAGATCAACTTGCCATCGGGCAACAGGCGAAACCACTCGAAGGGGCATTCAATGACCTGGGCAATGCCGATGCGCCCAGGCGTGCGGTTGCGCACGTCGTCCGGGGCCTGGTACACCACCTCAAAGACGCTGTAGCCGTAGGGCAGCGCGGCCCAGGCGGCTTGCATGAGGTTATCAATGTGGGGCGTGAGCACGTCGGTCAGGAAGGTGCGTGCGCGCGCCTGCGGGTGTTCGATGCGCCATGGTGTGTTAGCGCAGGCGGCGCGGCGGGTTTCCAGCGCGGCGCTTACTTCGTCGTCGTGCTCGATGGCGCGCAGCTTGGTGCGATCAATGCCGAGCTTTTGCAGCAGGTCGTCCGGGTCGCCCAGCCAGCCAAAGCGCGAGAGCGCACGCTCGATGGACTGCGAGCTGGCAAAGGCGCTGGGCTGCGCGGGGCCGGTGGTGAGGCGTGGGGATGTGGCCATGGTGCGTGGCATGGTGCCCCGGCGTTCCCTAGGTTTCGGCGGGAACGCTGTCCGCCCGTTGGTGCACGGTGGCCACGCGCCCCCACACACCCTCCAGGGTGTCAGGTGCGGGCAGTGCCGGGCTGCCGTCAGCGTGCAACAGGCCCATTTGATTGGGGTGGTGGCCGGTGCGCCGTGGGGTGTGTACATCGCCGGGCGTGCTAGCAAGGATGCGGCGGATGCCGCGCTCCGTGTACCGGGCGGCGTAGGTGTACATGCGCGCTATCTGTGCGTAGGACTTCCCCTTGGCGGCCAGGGCGGCAATCTGCTGTCGGCGCTGCTCCAGTTCTTCCACAGCGTTGCGGGCAATGTAGAGGCCCTCACCACCGAAGCTGTCCACAAGATCGCTTGCGCCCTGCTCGCCCATGGCGTCTACCAGCCGCGCCCACACGCGCCCCGCTGGGCGCTTGGGCACTTTGATGGAAAGCCCACCGAACTCGCGCACCAGCGCCACGGCGGCGGCAGCGCCGATGTATTCGGCCAAGAGTTCGATGCTGGCTACGCGCTTCAAAATGTGCGCCCTCCCGCGCTGGCGTACCCACCCTGTCCCATTTGCAGCGCGGCCCAGGCGTGGCTCAGGGCGTCCGCCCCATCGTCGTGCTCCCCAGCGGGGAAGGCCAGTAGTTCATCGCGCAGCCAGCCGGGAACACTGGGGTCTATGCGCACCTGCAACTGCTCAAAGCGGGTGAGCAGCGGGGCAAAGCGGGTCACCTTGTCCTTGTCCGGGCGCACGCCGCGCACGGGCAGGTGCGTGGTGCGGGTGAGTTCCTGCACCACGGCGGCCTGGTACTGCGTTTGCTCGATGGCAATGATGCGCGGACGGTGCCGGGCGGCTGCGGCCTTGATGCGGGTGAGCACCTCGGAAAACGCGCCACGGAATCGCTCGACCTCCTTGACGTAGACCATGCCCGTCTCCGTGTCGCGGGCCAGGGCGGCAATGGCGGTGTAATCCGAGCCCTCTTTTTCGCTGATAGCCAAGTCCACCCCCAGGGTAACGGGTAAGTGCGCCGGGCATTCGGCGGTGCGCAGCATCTCCGGTTTGACCAGCCCCGCGCCAAAGGTAATGAACTCCGCCAGGTACTCTTGCTGGAATACCAGCGCGGGGTTTTCGCGGCGAAAACGCTCGATCTCATCCGGGGAAATGTGCGGGTTCACCGTGGTGGGCATGTGAAAGCTGGCCCAATCGGGGAAGTCCGCACTGTCGCCCCGGTGGTACAGCTCGTGAAAGAAGTTGATGCCTTTGGGCGTGCTGATGAACCAGGCATCACCACAGTAGTCGGTGAGCGTGGGGGCAATGGCGCGCTCCCAGGCATCCTTGAGCAACCGGGCATGGGCAGCCTCATCTATGACGATGCGCTTGTATTTGCGCCCACGCCCTGCGTCCGCGTCTTCCAGCGTCCAAAAATCCACCTTGCCCCCGGTTATAAGCTCCAGGCGCATTTCGCTCTTGTTGGCCTTGGCAGTCACTGGCTTCAATGTGCGCTCCATCTCGCTCCAGACCTCCAGCAACAGTTTGTAGGTGGGCGCGAAGAACGCCACGGGAGCGCCCTCTATGGCCCCACCGGGCAAGAGCGTGAGCCATTCGGTGGCCAGCAGCGTTTTGCCAAAGCGGCGCCCGGCACGAATGACGCGAAAACGCGCGCGGCTGTCCAGCACGGCTTGCTGGCCTGGGTGCAGTTGCAGCGGGGGGATGACGATGCGGGGCATGGGCTCTGCGGGGGTTCGATTGGCTTAGAGAGGGTGGCGCATCAGTTCAAAAACAGTGCGGGTTGCAGGGCGCGTCGGAAGTCTTCGAGCAGTG